ATTCCTGCTGGTCGCCCTGTGGCAAGGTCGGTCATAAGCACTGGTCGACGGATTATACCACCCTCGGCAAAACCTTTGACGCCAAATAACCATTCAGGCGCTCCCGCCTCTCTCATTCTTTTGTCAAAGGCTTCTTCCTCTTCTTTGCTGGAAAAGCCTCTTATAGTAGTACCGCTTTTCCTACTGTGTCTAACAACAGCACCGCTTGGGTACTGTATGGCAATATAATCGCTCGTTACTTCTATAAGTTTTTGTGTGCTCGATATTTGCTCTTCAATCGCCTTAGTAGCTTTTTCCCTTTCCTCCCGAAGGTTTTCAAGAGCAATTTTCTCTTGAACTAACTGCAAATATAGCTTTTGCCCTTCTTCAGTGGCTTCCATCTTCTTTGCGACCATTGCATCATATGCGGCTTGTAGCTCTGCCACTATTTGGCTTTGAATATTGTATTGTTCGGTAAGCGATGCGTATTGAGCTTCTAAGAGTTTTATTTGTTCAGCATTTTCGCCCATTTTAGCTTTGGTCAGGTCAAATTCAGCCTGAGTTATTTGCAGTTTTAACCTCAAAGCATCAAGTGCAGATTGCAGAGCATCTTTTACAGTACTGGCAACATCTTTGGCTTTCTTGCCAAAATTTTCTAATGCGGTACCTGCGCCAGCTGCACTTTCGCCTATAGTGTTCGCCATATTTTGNNANNCNNTNNCTGCGCCAGCTGCACTTTCGCCTATAGTGTTCGCCATTTCTTGAGAGCCCTTTTCAATCTCTCGGAAATTTCTGTTTATGTCCGCTCGGGATTGAGTGGATGCGTCAGCTGTTTTGCCCCAGGTATCCTTTATCGTTGTTATAGATTGATTGATCTTCTCACTGTTTTTCGCCATGCTTGCTTCAAGGGAGCTTATGTTCTGTTCAACATCTTTTAGTTTTTGTTTTACCTCTGCGCTTAGTTGCTCAAAACCAGACCGTAAAAATCCAGGCAACTTACTTGCAAGAGGTTCTACAGCTTCTAATATACTATTTACGACATTATAAATATCCCGTTTAAGTTCATTCCAGGCCCTTGATATTGAAAGTGCTGCATTACTAGCTCCTGCTACCATTACGTTCCATGCGTTTATTATGATATCTTTTGCATTTTCCCATCCTCCAGCAGTTTTGATCGCCCATGTAGCAAGGAGAGCTAATGCCCCTACCACCGCCACTACAGGATGGGCAGCCAGCCAAGATAACGCCGATCCCAATCCTGATACTGCTGTCTTGAGCAAATTTAATCCGTTTTTTATATCCGGGAGCATTCTCATAAATGAGCCAAGCCCTAACAGTAAGGGACCTATTGCAGCAACCAATCCCCCGATTACAATGATGACCCTTTTCGTGCCGTCGTCCATTTCCGTTAGTGCTTGTATCAATGGTATAAATCGCTCTATCACGCCATTTACAATAGGCAGTAACAATTGCCCAAAAGAATCCGCTAAAAGGGCTACATTATTCCTAAGTAGTGTCAGCTGTGATGCTGTGGTCTTAAATCGTTCTTCGGCTTCTTTGTTTAATGCCGTATTTTCTTCCCAGGCCTGTGTTCCAAGCTCAAGGCTCTCTCGGAACAAATCTCCTGCTCCTGCAGCCCTCATAAGTGCATCTCTTACTCTTAGTTCACTGAATCCCAGTTCGTCTAATACGGGCACAACATTTTGGCCTTGTTCCTGCATCCTGCCAAGACCTTCTATGAAAGCCACCAGGGCCATAGCGGCATTGTCTTTCCATGCAGTTGAAAACTCATCGGCACTCATTCCGGCTATTTGTGCAAAAAGTTCTAGGTTTTTACCACTAGATAGCACTTCGTTGTTTATGTTCAGCATTACTCGGGAAAAGGCGCTGCCACCGGCTTCTGCGGCTATACCAACGGATGACAGAGCCCCTGAGAATGATAGTATCTGTGCTTCGGTCATTCCGACTTGNTTNCCTGCACCNGCAAGTCGAAGCCCCATATCGACAATTTCGCTTTCAGTTGTGGCAAGATTGTTTCCAAGGGCTACTACGGTTGAGCCAAGTCTATCAAACTGGTCCTGTGGCATCTGGGTGATATTTGCGAGCCTGGCCAGGGCTGTAGCTGCTTGGTCGGAACTCATGTTTGTGGCAACACCGAGCTTGGCCATGACGTCGGTAAACTCGATTATATTTTCCTTTTTGATGCCGAGTTGACCGGCAGCTTCGCCAATGCCGTATATCTCTGTAATAGCAAGTGGGATTTCCTTAGCTAAGTCATTGAAACCTTGTCTTAATTCAGCAAAATCGGCTTCGGTTCCATCCACGGTTTTCCTGACACCTGCGAAAGCATCTTCTAAGTCAATGCTTGTCTTGACTGCGGCCGTCCCAAGACCTACAATAGGCAAAGTCACTGCGGCGGTAAGAGTTTTGCCGATATCTTGAAGTCTTCCACCTATTTGTGAAAAGCCTTTGAATTCTCGTTCTGTTGCCCTGAGCTCAGCATTGAGCTTTCTAAGGCCTGCATCAAGTTCATTCATATTTAAACCGATTTTTACGTTTAAATTTCCAACTGTCGCCAAATATTTCACCACCTTTTGTGGTATAATAAAAAATACAGAATACTTCGAAAGGGGATGTGTTTTATGCATAAGAAGATTACAGGTTTGACTTTACTTTGTTTATTTGTTTTTGCTTTCCCAATTTTGGGACATGCTGTCACTGTTGAAATTGATGGAGAAAGTCTTAATTTAACACCTGCACCCTTTATTGAAAATGGGACAACCATGGTCCCTATGCGTACTATATTTGAAGCCTTGGGGGCTGATGTTGTCTATGAACATGAAACAAAAATTATAATTGCAACAAAAGGTAGCCGTGGGGTTGCTTTAATGATTGATTATCCTCGGGCAAGGATTTACCCAGGCTTTGGCCAAGCTATGAGTATAGAGCTTTCTGCTCCACCTAAGATAATTAACGGAACAACATTTGTGCCCTTGAGATTTGTAGGAGAAGCCTTAAATGCGTCTGTTGAGTGGGAAGCAGAAACTGAAGCAGTCTTGATAAATACGAAGGCTGATGATGAAAGAGGACCAATTACATCGGAGAAAATTGCAGAATTAAAAAACGGCATTTTAAAAGATGCCGAACATAAAACTTTAATTGGTGCCAAGATTTATGCCAACGCCAATTATGATGGGTGGCTCACGATTGATGGTCCTCCTGCAAATGTAAAAAACCTTGAACCAATGCAAATTTGTAATATTTGGTATCAAGAATATACCTATAGCGCCTCATATGGAGTAAAGCTTAAGAGAAATGATGGAACATATATAACTCTTGGTGATACCGCCTTAGACCCATTGCCAACAATAGCTCATTTGGGCAATTACTTTCATTTGGTGAATCCTTACGAAACATACCAAGACTGGCCCGAATCCATATGGAACAGCATAAAAGAGCAAAAAGTTTCTATTGGCATGACTAAGGAGCAAGTGCTTCTTTCCTGGGGGAAGCCGGATGATATAAACAAAACTATACTTACCAATCTTATGAGCGAACAGTGGGTGTACGGCGATCCATTGTATGGTGCACAATACGTCTATTTTGACAATGATGTTGTAACGGCTTTGCAGGAATAATCAACTTTCACCAAATTTGCGTTCAAATTTGCGTTTTAATTCTTCGTATTCTGCCCTGCGCTGTTCAACGGTTTTGTTGTCCTTGGGTCGATGTTTTTTAAGGCCGTGCCTCCATGCCCAGCCGTCGAGCATTATGTTTAATTCAAACGGCGTCAATTTCCACATCTCATTAGATTTTAAAGCAAGAGGGCCGGTTGCCCAGAAGATTACTTCATCCCANTCCCAGACTGGCTCGCCTTCTTGGTCTCCGGCCCCTTGGGGTTTTTTCCTGAAAAGCTTGTGCTTAGTGCCTCGGTTAGTTTTTCCTGCACTTCCATGATGTTTGACANGTCTATCATTTCTCCGACCTGAGCTTCTGTTAGGTCTTTATCTTCGTGTATCAAACCTGCCCAAACTAATGTTCTGACAAGCTTTATGCTCATGTTTTGGCCTACATTTTTTAGTACTTCCATGATAGGTTTATTGAAACGGTCTTCTAGTTCGCACAGGGCGTTTAAGTCATAGCGTAGTCTGCGGAGTTTATCCAATTCTATATCAACATATCTGTATTTATTAGCCATACTTTACTCTCCTTTAAGGGGTTATAGTCAGCGCTCCGGCTCCTGTAATAGATCCGCTTACAGTAGCCTCGGCATTATAAGGTCCTGCTATCGAAAGAGTGAGCCTGCCTTTGCCTGCATAAGTTTTGCCCGAAGGCATGGCCAACTGCACTTGGATTAGTTCCCTGTTCATAAAAGCAGTTTCTAGTGCTTCATAGGCCTCATCGCTTTCGACATACAGGCCGTTAAACTCTATCCCCCAGCTATTGACTCCGACTAACTCATCTGCCCAGCCATAATTATCTTTGGATGTTACATCCACGCCTGTTGAAGATAGATTCAAAGTAGCATTTCTTTGACCGCCAACAGTAGTCCATTCGGGTGTCTCTTCAGTTCCGGTATTGACTTTAACCAGTATGTCAATTCCGGTTATTTTTTCGGCTGCCATATTATTCATCCTCCTTTAGCTTTGTAAAAATAATAAAATCTAGTGGCACATGGTATACGCTTACATCATCCTCGTATATATCAGTCTCGTTTTGGTGCAAATTCTCTTTTGCATAACCATCCATGGCCAGCTTCACCTTTTCCGCTAGTTGTTTCACTTGAGTATAAGATTTTGCCCAGCATGATATTTGCACTCGGGGCCTTTCTCCGAATCTTCCTTGTTTTGTATTTATAGATGAGCCGCTCACTTGGAAGTATGTTATAGCCGGGTAAGTTGGGTCTTGTGGAAGTTTTACAGGATATATTCTGTCGCCTATTAATGCAGTTACNTCAGGGCTGTTTTCTAAGTGCTGCTTTACATCGAAAACAATCATTTGCGGCTTCTCCTTTCGATTATCTTNCTCAGTTCTTCCGCTATAACTTCCTGGACCTTTTCGATATTTTCATCATAGGCAGGGCGTAGAAAAGGGCGTGCTTTCATTTTNCTNGTGCCGTATTCNTGNAACATGCCGTAGAACTGTTTTTTACCAGGCCCTATGGTCACTTCAACTTGGGTCCGGTCTTTTTCAGTTGTATTCATGCTCATATTGTCAAGGAGATCGCCGCTTTTGATTAGCTTGTGTGATTTAATATTATCTTTCGCAGCGTCTAAGACGATTTTTCCGCCTTTTCGTATACACCTTGCAAGGTCGGCGGCAACATCGTTTGATACAGATTCAAGATTTTTTATAAGCTCATCTACCCCTTCTAAAGAAATGGCCATTTCTTCTCTCGCCATTACCCCACCTCCTTGCAAACAAGGCTTAAATATCGCATTTTGCCGTCTTTGTCTAACACTGCTTGTATATCGAAAATTCTATCATCATGCACAGCTCTCATAGTAGGCTTGATGCCTTTTCGGTAGCGGATTGTTATTTCATGGCTTGATTCTG